AAATTACAAATACGATCTAGGCTTCTGTTTAATTTATCAAATGTTATGTCCATAGGGTCTGTAAAACTAAACTGAACGAACATTTTTCCAAACTTAAAATTTTCAACACCCACATCATTTTCTTCTTGAAGAGTGTATTCAACTTCCATTCTTGCCATCTTTTGCCTCTATTGCTAATGCTGCATATCCAATAACATCAATCATGTTATCTTCGACTTTTGGGTTCTGACTGTTTCTAATTTGTTTAACGCCAATCATAGCTCTGTATACATCATGTATATCTAATGGTTCTTTTAATTTCTTTCTTAATAAAATATTCCACATTTGAGCTATGTATGTGTGAGTTTCTGTGGCATCTCCATGAGACTTTGCCCTTGAGCCATTGATTAATAAATCTGCTTTTTTTAATGCTTCACTACGCTGCATTATCGTCTCCTTCATAATAATTTAAAATTTTTGCATCAATATCTTTTTTATTCCACAAATAATTTAACCAACAAGCCGCTTTGTATTTATTCCAACTAAAATCCATTGGTCTAATGTACTGACCTAACATACCCAGAGCGTTCTTCTGCTTTGGTGTCACACCTTGATTCAGCCATCTTTTACCTTTCTTTGAACCATCACCATCTTCAATGCCTCTTAGAAAGTCATCAGCAGACGCAACCGCTTGTTCCTTAGTTCCAACACTAATAACTCTTAAACGCCCTTTGTTACGCTTTACAAGGGCTATAGATAGGTCATCTAAATGTGCAACCAGTCCAAATCCATTGAAGCCACTAGCCATGACACATCTCTTGTTTTCAAATAGGTCAAGCCATCTAAATGGTGATCTGTCAATTAAATCAACTTCAGTCATAACAAAATCATCAAGAACTTCTTTGTCTTGTGTGCCAAACTCATGACCACAAATAGCACACTCTCTTGATGACAAAGGTATTTCTGACTGACATTCAGGACATACTTTAGTTGGAGCAGAACCAGCTTTGTTCGCTTGTGCTCCATCAAGGTCTACGCCTTCATCTAATGAGCCATGAGTAAGTACGCTTGTTCCAAAGTCTAGAACAATACAGTCTGTCTTAATAATGCCAGGGTGTTCTTCTTGATTGACTGTTCTAAGACCACGCCCAATCATCTGCACCATAGTTGATTTGTATGAGCATGGTCTTGTTAAGACAATGCAACTTATTGGTGGTGCGTCAAATCCCTCGGTTAATACCGCAACATTGACTACAACTTGAACATCACCATGCTCTAAATCATGTAAAATCTGTTTCCTTTGTTCGCTTGGTGTATCACCAGTAACAATTTCTGTCCTAATACCTTTACGTCTAAATTCATCACATACATCTTGTGCATGAACAATGGTGCTACAAAAGATTACTGTCTTTCTTTCACCAGCTTTATCTTGCCATTCTTCAACTATCTTTTCATTGATAGCCCTTTTGTTCATAATCTTTTCGACTTCTGACATATCAAAATCAGTTACAGTCTTGCGAACATTCTCTAAATCTTTTTGCACACCAACATCAACAACGTATGTTTTAGGTGGAACAAGAAAGCCTTCTCTAATCAATGTGCTAATCTCAATTTGGTGTGCACAATTAGTAAATACCTTTTTTAAACCCTTCTTATCTCCACGATTAGGTGTTGCAGTAAAGCCAATAATCTCAACGGATTCATTAGCTTGTCTAACTTTATCAATGATACGGACATATGTGTCTGCTACTGCATGATGACTTTCATCTACAACAACCAAATCAAAATGATTGATGTTATTAAGATTGTTTTCTCTTGATAGTGTTTGCACCATGCTGAATATTGTACTGCCTGACCAGTCTTTTTCTGATCCATCAACAATACTAGTGGTGATGTTTGGGTTTACTCTTAAAAATTTTGTTCTATTTTGTCTTACTAACTCATCTCTATGTTGCAAAATAAGAACTTTGTTTCCCTTTTTAAATCTTTTACCAACCAAAGCAGACAACATAATAGTTTTACCAGCACCTGTTGGTGCAACTACAATTGTGTTTTTATGTTTGTCTAAAGCAGTTGACGCATCATCTACTGCCACTTGTTGGTATGGTCTTAAAATCATGTTTGTGTTCCTAAAATGTTGGGTAGCTTTGCGGCATCGGTGCTACCCAAAACCGACTCTAGCAGACGAGAAAGGTGTCCTGCCGCTAGAAATCTAGAAACCTATTGTTTCGCCCAATTAGGTACAGTATTATTAGCAGTTTGCTGTACTTGTGGTTGAGCCACGTTAGGTTGTGTTGCTTGAGGTTGTCCAACTGGTTGTTGCATTTGTGGTGTGTTTACACCAATGTACTCCTTACTATTTGGAGCTAGTGCAACTAACATCTTGTTTTTATCTGCGTAACCATTTGTACCTTTTTCAATAGCAATTTTCACACAAAAGGTTGCACCATCCAACGCAGTAAGGTCATTGACCTTTCTTCTATTTGCTGCTTCAGGCGATGTATCGTTTGGATCTAATGCAAAAGCACTATTGATGATATCTCTGAAAGTTCTGATACCAATTTCCTTACACCAAGGCATGCCACTTTCTGGATTAATCTTGCCACCATCAACCATGATGTTTTGCCAGAACTTTCTCTTATCATAAGATCCACCAACTACTGTGAACTCACATTCAAGCCACTTAGTTCCAGTTTGACCTTGTTTGAACAAAGGTTGAGTAGAGTAATCTGGAATAACTTCAGGTCCTCTTTTCATGGTTAAAACAACACGAGCTACAGTACCCGCAGGAATTAATTCAAAACTATTATTTGAATCGTTTGGAATTTCATTAAAATCAATCATTACTTTGTCTCCTTTTCGCTAGAATTGATTGTATTTGGATCAACGAAATTTAAATCAGTTTTTTCTGTTGACCTTCCACTAATTTTTGTCAAAAGCTTACCAAGATGTGGTTCCTCAATAACTTCTAATTGACCAGACCTATCCTTTGCTGGATAACCCCATTGGTTAAGTGTTTGACAAATGAAGGCTCTGTAAGGACCATGTTCTTCACTTGGCATTACTGCCATTGTGATGACTTCATCAACAATACCTGGAAGTTCACGACCAGTCTTTGAACCTTCGATTTGTAGTTCGTATACAGATCTACCATAGTCATCTACCTTTTCATCTAAGATACCAACAAAAATTACGTTTTTATCTCTGATGTGTTGTAAATGAGTAAGCCATGACATCATCTCACGACCTTGCATACCATATACAGCCCTTGTATCAATCTTACCTGTTCTATCTGATTTATTATCAGGGTGACCAAGACAATATTGAAAACAAAGTCTACCAGCTACAGTAATACTGTCCACAAAAATAGAGTCGTATTTCTGCATCATGGCAATAGAGTCGCCATACATTTGTGAAACTCTTTCATATTCCACAACACTATATGGTTGCTCTGGTGTTAAAGCAGGATTAGGTCCACCAAGAAAACAAGCAAAATCTCTGCACTCTTCCCATGTTTTTGGGCGAATAACATCAATTGGCCATCTTTCAATAGCGGCATCACCAGCTTCTAAATCCATAAATAGAGTAGTATCTGGATCAAGAGTACGGGCAAGAGTTGTCTTACCCACACCACTTTGACCACAAACTACAATCTTATGACCTCTTTTTTCTGCTAATCTTTCTTCAGCTGAAATAATTTTAAGAGCCATTGCTACCCTCCGTGATATCAACACTTGCACCTGTTACTTCTACAGTTCTGTGTTCTTGTAGTTTTGATTTTACGGCAGGAGGTGCATTGTTGTACTTACGCTCATCAATGCCATAGGTAATTCTAGCATAGTGTCTAGCATCATCTTGATCCATATTCATCAAAGCTTGTGCAAGACCTTCCTGATCCCAAGTTACCTTCTGCCTTAGAGTTACTTTTACTTTATAGCCCTCTTCATTTAATGTAACAGAGCCATAATCTTTACCATCCTCAATGAGTTTGTTTCTTGCTGTGTTACCAAATCTGATAGCAAGATCATCATTAAGCATAGTTTGTTTATCCTTTAACGCTTGGATTTGTGCTTTCAAGTCTTCACGATACTTGAACACATCCTGTAAAGGCATCCTTAAAAAATCTAAATCCATAATTATTCCTTTCTCTTTTATAAAATAGACACTAGATACCTAAAACATAGGCACACAAATCCTGCTTGTCAATACAGAATATTATTTTTTTTTGAAACTAAGTAAAATATCTATGTTATGTATGGCGAGCATAAGCTTTTTTTTGAGCTTAAATTCTGGTGTTAGAACACCTTTAGCATCTTCAACTATAAACCTTGATGAGCCATCTTCTTCAATTAATAAATATGTAAAGTCTGCTATATAATTACATATCTTAACATCATTAACTTTAAGTTCGTATTTAACTTGTCTTTCTAATTGATCAACTACACCAGCTCTTTCCATAGATTTTAATTGTCCCCAACGCTCTGCTTCCCATCTGCTATCAAACTTTAATCCCATAGCGACAGTTTTTTTCGCAAAATATTTGTTGGGTCTTCGGGTTTTATTGGGTATAATTGGGTATTTATAATTCATGGAGGTAGTATAATGGCAGACACATCAAGATTCAAGTCAATAGGAATTGATTTATCTACATACAATAAACTTAAAATTATTTGTGACAAAGAAAGAAGAAATATACGTCAACAAATTGGTTTAATGGTTGATACAGAATATGAAAAGTATGAAATTAACAGTAATGTTAAGACTTTAGGGTTAGGTACCCTCGACCGCTCTCATTCTTGAAATTAGGCGATTCGCTCTATTTGTTACTTGTTTGTGCCAACGGCTGTCTTCCATCTGAACAGCACACTCTTGCCAGTCTTTATTTTCTAATGCGGCAATAAATTTTTTGAATCCACTTAATCTGGGTCTGCCCATATTAAACATCATGTTCGCACAGATTTTTTGAACTTCTTCTGGCAAATCATCAAAGTTATTAAATAATTTTTGGCACTCTGATATAGTACCTTCAACGTCTACCTTGAAACAATTATTTACTCTTTCTTCCGATACTGGTGTTCCTACTGGCTTTCCATATTCTTCATCCCATTCAGTAACTAAATGTCCTATACCAAACGTAGGTAATCCTAGATGATCAAGATATATCTCATACTTACAGCCCTCATCTTCTTTTAATTCTTCTCTTAATTCATCTATGTTCATGGTGTTTGTCTCATCATGTTACTTCTTCTTATTTGTCTACCAGCTATTGCAGCATCTGATGGATTCAAACCCAATACTGACGCAACACCTGGATCTGTTACATCAATGCTACCAATATCAGTGTTTGTTGCAACAGATGGAACATTTGTTATTTGACTTGTTGTATTACCCACCACATTGTCAATGGCTTGATTAATACCAGAGCTTTCAGTTAATGCTTGTAATTGATTTGACGTATCTCTCACGCCTTCTTGAATTGTTTGTGTTGTTGCTTGCCCTGGTCTAAAAGCGTTAGCTACGGCAGATAAAAATACTCTTTGTTGTTCAGGTGTAGGGCTTGCTGTTCCTTCTAATTTCTTAGATGCCTCAACAATTTCTTTCATAGCTTTTCTGCCAGTAAACAATTGACCAAGAACGAACATTTTTGCAATTCTGCCAACATTATTAAATATGTTTGCCAATATACCTTGAGCAACTAAATCACCTTTTGGAATATTTGATGATATTCTTTCAAGTATTTTACCAAAGTCTCTAATATTTTGTGCTTGTCCAGCAGTTTCTCCAACATTAGGCAATAATATATCTAGCTTGTTGCTTTTATCTGCTCTCGCAATATTCTTAGCTAATTGCTTCATGCTATCAGCATTCGTGACGGCACCTACATTATCAAGCATATTTTCTATATAAGCACCACGGATTGTTTTTAATTCTGCAGGTTTACCTTGATAAAAATCCATAACTGCTCTTAAATCACCGCGTGTAGCACCTGGAGACATCACTAAATCTAAAGCTTCTTCGGGGTCTAATCTATTGTTTCTTATTTTAGCAAATACGCTATTTGATCTTAATCTTGATGTCTCTTGTAAAGTATCTAATGCACCACGCATGGCAGAAGCTACACCTTGATCAAGACCTTGACTAACTGCTTGTGTTATCATGTCCTCATCAAGATTTGTTATTTTCAAATCTTCAAAGCCTTTGGCAACTTCCTTTAATCTATTATATTCTGCTCTGCCATATAGCTCTACGCCAGTATCACCTAAATCATCCAATGATTTTATAAACTCATTTGGCTTAAAGTTAGTTGGATTAATAGAATCAAATCCAGTTTTGCTTAAAGCACCTTGCAACCATTCTTTACCCATTTGAGTTTTAATTTGATTGTATTGTGTGTTGTCTAATGCTTTTTTTAATCTCTTAAGGCCAGTTGGTGTACCACCATTACCAATTACTTTTTGAGTTAATCCAGTTAAAGCTCCAGGCCTTGCTATGTTAAATGACCCACTACGCATTTGCTCAACAAGCTCTTTAGAGCCTAAAGTGCTTGAGATATCATTATATAATCTAGTCCCATCTCTAAATTGTTGTCTTGCTTTTGGCAATAATTTAGATGCAACTTGCATCTTTTTAAAAGCATCTGAACCTAATTGATCTGTTATATCTTTAGTAAGTGAATCTATATTTGATCTTAAAAGAAGATTATCAACTTTAACAATTGCATCATCCCAAACTTGAGTTAAGTTAACGGAGTTATCTATAATTGATTTTTGTGCAAGTTCGGCTTCTGTTTTGGGTGCATTTTTAAGATCCCAAAGCTTTCTTCTAAGTTGGTAAGCATCAGTAAATGATGCTTTATCGCCTAATGCTCTTAAATCTTCTACTAATCTTAAACCTAATCTTCCTTCTTCTGTGGCTAATTCTCCAGTTCCAGCTTTCAAAAACTTCTTTTCCGCCAAATCTGCTACATCTTTTACTAAACTTGTCGGCAATATTCTTGCATCACCAATAGATGTCTCAATGACTTCATTGATAGTAGCCCATTGTTGAGACATGGTTTCTTCAAAATTCTTTGCAGATTGCTGAACAAAATTAAATATATTATCATCTATGAGTTGATTGCGTTCTAAGCCACCTGCTAAATTATCAGCAGATTGTTTGAGAGCACTCATAATTGATCCGTAAGCTTCTGTTTGTTTCCTTGCTAATTCTTTGCCAAACTTCTTTTCAAACTCAATGAACAAATCACCAGCTGATTTTTCACTGCCTTCTGTAGCGGCTTGACTAATAAATTGATTTAATTCACCAACTTTTTTATCCATAGCTTCAGCTATTTTTTGCGTTCTTGGTGACCCACCTAATACGCTCTCTTGTAATTGTTGGAACTTAGCTGCAATAGGTCTACCTTTAATTTGTGCTATGGTAGGCTCTAATCCTTCTTCAATACCTTTTGCAGTAATTCTTAAATCTTCTTTACTTGCTTCTTGTATAAATTTTTTACCAGATGGAGCTATTCCTCTATATATTAGTATAGGTAAGCCGAACAACAGTTCTCCAGCCGCAGCTATACCACCTTCTATAGCAGCATCTTGTGCTATATCACCTGCAGTTTGTTTTGATACACCAGCTAAACCTTCTATTGCTTCCTCGGCAAGTGATCCACTGCCACCACCAATAAAAGCACCTACTGCACCACCTAATAATGTTCCTATACCGGGAGCAAAGCCAGTTCCAACTGCTGCACCTTTGACTGCACCAGTAATACCACCTCCTAATTCTGGTAATATACCAACTAAATCAGATAAATCATTTCTGCTAAAGCCCTCTTCATCAATGAGAACATTTTTGTCTGTTTCAACACCTACTTTTCTTGCACCACTTGGTGTTAATGCTAATCGGCCTCTGTTATCTCTTGTATAATCTGCTGTTGAAAAACCTTGTTTTGCAAGTATAGCTTCTTCTTCTGCATTATTTTCTGCTACAGATAATGCTGATCTAAGACCAAAATTTTGTATACCAGACTCTGTATCAAAGTTCGCTTGTGGAACATCACCTTGCTTTTGTTGAGTTGTTTTTGTTTGTGCTAATAAATCTTCAAAAGTTTCTTCTCTAGGCTCAACTGAAAATTGTTTATCAATATCAGCTAACTCTTGTTCGGTTGGCTCATTGCCTTCTATTTCAACTCTGACAATTCCTTGAGGAGTTTCAACTCTAATAATACCCATTATGTTCCACTCGGTCTTATTCTTCTGTACACAATACCTTGATCGTCTTCTACTTTTTCATATTTTGTGCCACCAATTGCAGATCCACCTTGATCTATATTTATAAATCTACCTACATTTTTATATGCTTCGTTAATTTCATCTCTTCTTGTATTGATAATGTTTCTGTAAAGTCTTCCTAATTTTTCTTTAAGTAAATCTATATCACCTTCACCTTTTAGAACATCAATGCCACCAACTATTTCGTCTACTAATCTTCTATCATTATCAGATATAGTTTTACCACTTTCGCCAAGTATATCCGCTGCGTTTCTAGCTTTAAGCTCTGTTAATATAGCATTTAATCTTTTTAAAGGATCTGTTTCACCAGAGCCAATTTTAATTCCAAATGATTTAGCTAATTGTTTACCAAATGATCTAACTTGATCTCCAGCAGTTACACCAGTTTGATTTATTAAAGCAGCGATTTCTCTAAATTGATCTTTTGCTCTATTTAATCCTTTTTCCATTGTTGCAATTGTGTTCAAAGCCACTTGTGGTTCTATTATTTGATTTTTTGCACCAGTTGGATTATTTGGGTTTGTATAAAAAACATCAAATTTTATTTTTGAACCACCAAACAATGGAATTGATTTTGGTTTTTCTAAATATACTTTTTTCTTGTCCTTATTTGCCGCAGTTATCAAAGATTTTGTCATATCTGTATATGTAGAAGCATCAATAACTTCAAATCTGTCATTAAATTCTTTGTTATTCATTAGATTGTTAAGCTCATAACTATTGAGCCTTGCAAATCTACCAGTGTTTTGCAGTATACTATTTTGCAATCCACCCTCTTTCGGTATAACAACATAGGAAGTTCTATTCATGGCTTTCTTTTGATCTGATTCTCTTTGGCTTAGAGCATAAGATCCTGCTTTAGCTCTTATTGCTTTTGCTTCTGCTACTGCTTTTCTAAAATCTGGCATAGCGGCTTCACCTGCCTCACCTGTGGCTCTTAATATATTGCTTATATCAAAGCCTTTACCTGCTCTATTTTGCATTAACGCTAAACCAAAAGACATTAGTGCTTGTTTAGTATCCGCCTCACCAGAAACATCTAAGCCAGTTGCTTCTCCAAATTCATTAATGTATTCATCAAATGTTTTAGGCTTTACGCCAGGTCTTGATTCAGCCAAAAACGCATCTAAAGCCTTAACTGTAGCTTTTTTAGCTGGCGTATCTGCACCCTCTACTTCAGTATCGCCTGCATCACGATCACTGTCAAAACTCGTATCAATAACTTCACTTGTTTGAATAATAGGCTTTTTATCTTTAACATTTACAATATCTTCTTCTAAGCCTGCAAATTTATCGTTAATTACTTTTGCTTGATCTAATTCTTTAAAAGTATCTATTCCAGCTTGATTTTCAATTTGTTTCATTAAATCATCTGGTCTTTGCACTGGAAACATTCCAGCTAAATCCATTAAAGCTGTTTCAGTATTTTCATTTAAACCAGTTGAACTGCCAGTTACAGCTTGTGAAAAACCTGGAGATATTCCACCACTTAACGGACTGCCTCCCATCATAGTTCGTGCTTGTGCAGACTGAATAGTGCTTTCGGGAAAAAACATCGCACCTAATCCACTTGGTCTGTTAGCGGTTTGTCTAGGATCTAATAAGTTTGTTGGTCTTTCAATACCAAGAGCTTTTCTTAACTCTGGAGAAACAACTTCTACCCCACTTAATCCTACTCTTCTTGGTGCCATGTTACGCTCTTCTTGCTGTTGGTCCACCGCCAAAAGGTGCTATTTGTGATAATGTGGTATAAGCACCTATTCCTTGTAAAAATGGGTTAGCAGCGGGTTGTGTAGCTTGTGTAAATGTTGAAGGTATACTTGCACTAGGCATACCTTGTAACAAGTTTTGACCTATTTGCAATCTAGTAAATGGCTCTTGAGCTTGTTGCATTAAATTAGCCCTTTGTGCATCTAGCTCTGCTTGTTGTTGCCTTTGTCTTAAAGCACCTAATTGTGTTAATTGTGATATATCTGCTTGTCCTAGTGCTTGTTGTAAACGCCCAACATCACTTGTAGTACCCGCTAAAGTCCCAAATGCTTGTCCAAGACCACCAGATAATCTTCCTGCTTCTTGTGATGCTTTTAACGCTTGCCCAAAGCCACTTGACAATAATTTAGATAATGTGTCTGCTTTTACTTGTTGTAGACCTCTATCTGCTTCTGCTCTTTGTACGGCTTGTCTTGAGCCACCGAATGCACCAGCACCAACTGCACCAGCATCGGCTCTTGCCCTTTGCATCGCTGCTTGTCTGTCAAGCTCACCCATAGCAACATCAATAACTTGTTGTTGAAAAGGATCTTGAAATCTTTCTATACTTTCTGGTTGTAAAAAACCTAAACCACTTGTAATTGCTTGTTGTGCAGCAAGAGCTTGATCTCTTGCACCTTCGAGAAAAGGTGTGGCAGTGCCCACCATTTGTTCGCCTAACTCAGCAGCTCGAGTTGTCAAAGGGTCTGCACCTGCTACTTGAAACCCTGGTAAACCTAATGGTTTATCTAATAGACCTGGCGTGGTCTGTTCTTCGCCATCAAACTCACCAAATCCAGTCTGCAATAATCTTTTTTGCAAACCTTCAAGAAAAGGTGGCAATCTTTGTATATTCTCATAGGTTACTGTGCTCATTACGCCCTCGCCTCAAGTTTATCCATCATATCATAGGCTCTTTGTATGCCTTTTCTTTGGTTACCATCACCTAAACCTTTAACTGCATCTTTGGTCAAAACAAATTCACCAGCCATTAACATAGCAGGAACGTCATCTTTTGTTCCAGAGCCTTCTGATGGATCAATGCCACCATTACGTCTTGGGAATCCCATTTGCCCACCATCTGCTGCATATGTTATTCCACCTAATCTACCACCTGGCCCACCAAAGCCAAATGGTCTTTGCTCAAATTCTCTTGCTTGCTCTTCTTCATCACCAGCAAGCAATTGTGCAATTAAACCAGCCGTTAACCCTTCACCCATACGTGTGTTTAATAATTTAGAAAGCAAGTTATCATCACCAATACCCGCTGCTTGCAATAATTCACCACTAAATGTTCTTGGTGCACTTGGTTTAACTTTCTGAATAGCTTTCTCAACTGGAACTTCCCCACTTACGCTTTCAGAACCCATGAATTCACTGTCTGGTAAATTACGCATTTGAGGACGAACATTAGTTCCCTCAACTGGTGCTTGTTGGCCGCTAAATTTATCTAAAGCCATTCCAGAAACACCAGCTAATAAAGCGTTTCTAACTGCGTCTTTATTTTTACCACCCATTAACTTTGATGTTGCAGCACCAGTTAATGCTCTTGTTAAGAAAGGGTTCATTGCAGATTGTGCACCAAATAATTGACCTATGCCTTGTCCTATTGCTGGTCCAGCAAAAGCACTTATGGCAATTGGTGCTAAATTTTTTAACAATTTACCTAAACTCATATTGTTACCTTATATTATTTTAACAAATTCGTCTATATACCTTTTAAATTCTTAGTTTTCTTTTACAATATCTGTGTTATCGCACTTGTTGTTATTCTTGTCTTTGAAAACTCTTGAATACTTGCAACCACATGCAGTCTGTTTGCTGTTGCTGCTTGTACCTTTAATATTTCACCACTTTGTAGTATTAAGTCTCTTGTTAATAATTCTTCAGTTGCATGACCAGATACGCTTTTTTCAAATATCTGAAAAACATTTGCTGATGCATCTGTAATTGTTACAGTTAAGGTATCACCATTATTACTATCATCATGCACAATTATTGAGTTTATAACTGACGCATTAAAGTCTGCATCAGTAGGTACTGTATATAAGGTAGTATTATCAGTGGTTGTTAAATCAACTTTTGCATTTGTTATACCTTGAATATATTGAGGAATACTAGATATTAACATTATCGTCTACCATCCTCTCTTATATCTACTCTAGGTGTGCCTAACTTATATTTTGTACCAAGTGAGGTAGAATCAATCCTTAATG